AAATCTTCTCTTAGTGTTCGTCCTGTAGAATTATTTTTTTGCCAATCTATAATATATCCACAAGGGTTATGACTACGATACTGCTCATATGTGCTTCTATATTTAATTATCCCGTAAACAGTTCTTTCATTTGCGGCAAGAGTATTGTATTTCGCTATATCCCCCTCAAATATCTTTTTACCGTTCTTGTCCGTCAAGCCTGTGTACTGTCCGACTGTTTCGGGGATAACATCAGCATCATCAATACTCATCATACCTTCTGTATAAAACTGTATGCTACAGTATCCCTTTTCTAAAAACAAACTTCCATACACCCATATTTGATATTTTTTCCTTGATGATTTCCGCTTACCGCGGAATAATATTTCTCTATTCATTGTCTACCTCGCTTTCTGGTACAAAGTCTATAATTTCAAGACCGACTATCATATCGTTCATTTCTTCTGCATCCATTCCATCAAGTAACAGTTCAACACCTTTATTATTTTTAAGGATTACGCTGAATGAATTATCATCTTCATCATACTTGATACTACAATCGCTCGAAACACTCTCGATATCATCACTCTCAAAATCAAAGTCAAGAATATCACGACCGTGTACATTACCTTTAATTTTTCTTGTAAAATGACCTATAAAATCCTCATTCTGCAATGTTACTCTTACCGTGTGTATACCTCTGCTATTTACATCATAAATCATTTTTTACCTCACTTTCCTCTACATAGCACCAATTCTGCGGCGGACGCGTAAGCGGTGGCATTGCCCCACAACCGTATATGTCATTACATCTTTTATGGAATTCGCTTAATTCTTTCGGCTTGTCATATATTACAAGGTTGGATATGTGCCAAGCATATCCATTATTAGCCTCCTTGCTATCTCGTATAAAAGCTCTTATAACTCCAACATCTTTTTCCATAACGGAATAATGGTCGCCCCGATCAAGGCGTTTATATAAGATAAATAAGCGCTTGCCTTTTCTTGCCCTTAATACCTCGTAATAGCCTTTCGTATCCTCTATTCTCCAGCCGTCCGAGCAAAGCCAATTTTTGAAATCTGCAAGCTTTGTTTTATGTAATAATCGTCTTTCAGCCATCATTTACCTCCTACTTTATTCCCCTCTTTCAATGCCTGTTGTGCCGCCTCGGGCGTGAGAAATACGGTTTTGCCCCATAAATCAGGAGTTATAGGTTGTTCAAAATCTTTTTGATAATAAAACACCTTTCTTCCTGCGAAAATTCCTATTTTATTAACTCGAAATTCACTAACTTCATTTTTCCAATTGTCAGCGATATATACCATATCGCCCACCTTACACGGCAGATGTACAAGCAATCCCTTTTCCTCTGCGTCCTCATATTCAGCAAGTCGCTCCACCGCTGCCCTTATCGGCTCACTGTTCCTTTCTAAGTCTATGCGGATAACGTATACCATCGTCTGACAGATTATCACCGTTGCGTTTTGCCATATCCCAGTAATCTGTAAGATATCGAGTATCAATAGGACAATAATTACTTTCGGGATGTTCTTTTTTGTATTTTTCTTTCTGCTTGTCCACATACCTCAATGCACGAGGTATGTTTGCTCCTGTACCTGATAACCGCAGTATTGCATATGCGCCGTACCGATTTATCAGATTTTTAGTTTTTTCAAATGTTACGCCCTGATTTTTTGTGCGTATATATACATCAGTCCGTTCGTTTCCCCATTTATGCGCTTTAATATATTTCATTTCCGCCTTATTCAAACCTAATATTTCAGCAGGTTTTGCTTTTCGAAAATTAAGCCCGCGTATATTACCAATCTTGGGGCAGCTTGAATAGTAGCCTCTTGTATCTGCCAGTTTATAATTCAGATACTTACCCCAACCCGACATTATCAGATTTTCAACGTTCGGAAAACGGAAATACAGTGACATATAGCTGACAGGATATGCAGTATCATCACAGTTTATATACATATCAAGCTTACTGTTTTCCGCCGCAGTACCATTTAAAATCGATACGTCCCACGGGTATATTGTATCTGCAGAAAATGCACCGATTTTATCTTCGAAACGCGAAAGCGGACACCATTCTTCCGTATATCGCATATTAAATAAACCGCTTACGCGCCCCGTAAAGGACAGCTTTCTTGATTTAGTAAATAAATAACCGTAATACGGACGCTGCCATATAATTTCATTTCCGCCGCGGTCAATACGCCGTTCTATATTCCAGCACAGCATAGCTAAATTACCGTTAAGATTATGTATTGTAAGAGGGAATGCCTCCGCCATTTTGCTGCCGCCATTATGAGCGCCTATATCACTGATGTGATATATCGTTACAGGCGAACCGCACTCGGGACACAGATAATGATTCGTCGATACAATTACTTCATCTGTACGCGAATCCCGAAAACCAAAAGGCGCATATTTATTACCACTGTTTGTTTTCACATATTCCGCAGGAAATGTTTTATTGCACGCGGTACAGTGACAGTCAACTACACGAACATTTTTACCTGTATCAGGGTTCAGCGCAGTACCGCATTTATATATAATATAGTCGCCGCCGAGCTTGCCGTTTTTCTTCAGCCAGTCCGCCAGTCCTTCGGGTGGTTCTTGGGGCAATAGCCTTGTATAGTCAGTTTCATACATACGACCGCCCCCTACATTAACTCCGCAAGGCTTACGACCTTCGGTCTGCTTTCCGCTGCAGAAATTTCTGTCATATGCAGTCCATAAAAATCCCGTATTATTTTCTCCGCGTCCTTAGGATTGACACAGGCAGAACCGCCGCCGTTCTTTTTATGCAGTTCATCAGCTCGAGCCTTGATTTTTTTCTCACATTTTTCAAGCGACATATCAGGGTTTCTCAGGTCCTGCAGTACCAATTCCGCCAGTTGTTCGGAATTTCCTATTATCTCCTTTAACTGTTCACCAACCATAAATACAGCTGTATTTTCCTTTTCCTTCTGTTGCTCCGTAATCATTTTCATAGTATTGTTTATAACTAAATTCATTATTTTTCTCCTTTCGGTTCCCTTAATTCAATAACTCTAAAAATCTCTGAAAAATCGCGCGGCATTCATCTTCAAGAGCCTGCAGCTCCTCGCTCTGACAGCAATTTGTATTAAATAATATCGCGTCGGTTGCCGCTGTGTGATACTTACGGATAAAATCACTTATAAATTGTATAAGCTCTGTTTCTTTCATTTCCGCCTCTCCTTTTTGTTTTCTCAATCAATTGGGATTTTAACAGCGTCTGACCTGTATGTAATCCTGATACGGTCTCCCGAAAAAATCGTGAAATCCGTCATATACGTCCAATATGTCATATCCCTTTTTAGGTCGCGGCTTGCTTGTCCACCTTTGAGCCTCTATAATCTCAATATCAATTTTAGGCAAACGCAGATTGTTGCTTTTGGTGTAATTCTTTTCTGAGTTTTCTGACCGCCCTTTTACAAAATACTTGCCAAGGTTTAAAATATCGTCGGTAAATCCGCCTATATTATCTACTCCTATTGTCTTAGCTTGCCAGCCCCCATATCTTTCCCACGCCTTCGCAATCAGATTATAATCTGCAGAACCTCGGATAACTATATGATGATGTATTCCGCCTTTCTTACCGCGCTCCGTCATTGCCATATATGCAAACGGTATCTTGTTTCTGTTGTACCTGTCCCGCAGCTTACGCAGAAACTGTTTACGGTCCTTAATTGCCCCGTCCATATCATCAGGACGTTTGCCTTTGTTGTATGTAAGAGTTATCCACTTATCACCGTTTATAAAGTTAGTGCAGAATATCCATAGTAAACGGCGCCGTTTTTTATATTCGTTTATCCTCTGCTGCTGTTCAGATGTCTTTTTTATATTCGGTCCTCTCGGAATTTTCTTTTTCCCTATCCGCATTGCAAAATGCTTCTCTGTGAAAATGTAGTTCCCTGCCCTGACCGTCTTTTTGACGTATGGCATTTTTATATATCACTCCGTCCTAAAAATAATTACTTAATCAAGTCAAAAACCTTGATTTTTACAAGTTTTTTTTGCAAGAAAAAGCTTGCATTTTTTTGCCGAAAGTGATATAATATATGTGGGTTTTAGTCATATACTATATCGCTTTCGGCATTATAAATTATGTCGGGAAATAACGGCTCATTTGAGCTGTTATTTTTTTAATGTTCTATAGCTTGTCCGCCGCACTCAGGACATATTTTCTTGGGTTCGCTGTCTATGTATATTTCCTGTCCCCATCCGTAACGGCATTCTGTGCAGTGCAGGAATACAATACGCGTTTTTCTTTTCGGCGGCGGCTGTACAGACTTTTTCTGCCTCGCGCGGCGTGTGTTGTCATAGTCAGTCATATAAACCACCTCTCAGCAACGTACCACATCAGCCCATACGCACACAACGCAGATATTCCGCTGAATAATATAATGGTTGCTATGTAAGTTAATATATTCCATTTCATAGTCCCACCCCATTCAAAAAGACTTCTAATTCGGGATTATGACAAATCATATTCTGCTTGTCCCACTTTTTACGCCTACGTTCCTCGTCTTGTTCGTCCTGTTTACGCTCACGGAACATATCGTCACATTCACGCTGATTTTCACGGAAACGCTTTAAATATCGTTTACGATTCACACGCTCTTTCCGCCGCTTACGCGCCTGTTTCCATTCCTGTATCAGACCGCAGGCGCATATACATAGCGCGGCAATTGATACAGTCATTATAGTTGCTTTTATCATTGATTCGCTCCTTTCTTTGTTTCTTATGCTCACAAGCATAAGTGAACCGCCTATATTAATGAGAACAAATTTTAAGTACAAGCCTTTAATTGTTTATTTTTATAAGAATAATTTCCCCACGAATAAGAGAGAGTAAGGCGGCTCTCCTATGCCTGCAAGCTTGTCCAATAATATAATAGGAGCATACACTGCTCCTATTATTTTTGTTTTATAATTCTTCGCAAATTGCGTGTTTAAAAAGTTCCAGTATTCCTAACATCATTGCAGGAGAACAAATTCCTTCAACAACCTGCGGCGAACTGTTACCCTGTTCACCTGTCAGCATAACGGCAATCATATTATCCTCAATGTGAACAACCTTACCGTCCTTTTCAATTGTTACCTTATACATATTTTCACTTCCTTTCATAATATTTAGCTTGTCCTTACATTCGGGGCTTATGCCCCTTTCTTTTGTTCTGCTCTCAAATCTCTTTGATAACCGTCGAATAAAATTTTTGCAATCTTGTTTATACAGTCCTGCTGTTCCTCTTTGGGCGGGTTAGGATTTCCGCTTACACGTATTACACCCGTTTCACCCAAGCATTTTTCCTGTACAATCTTATCGTCTGTAAGCTCTACAAGTTTATAACCGTCAAGCAGTTTCATTTTATCCACCCCCTTGTTAATTATTATGAAATACTGATTTTGTCCTATTACATTGCAAATATTGTAATATTATGGTATACTCACCTTAGAAAGCGAGGTGATTATAATGGAGGCTCTAAAGCAATATATTATTGATTTTTCTAATAAAAACGGTAAATATGCAAGTATGTGCATTATCAATGTAGCCAAAGCATTAAACATTGATGAAGATACCTTAGATGTTATGCTTAGAAAATTGGTTGCTGATGAATTTATAATATGCTCATTACCTGCTGACAATAAAATTTATGAATTTTATTTAAATCAATAATTGTCAATATAGGAGTTGTATTACTTGTCAGAATACAACTCCCAATCCTCTTTTAAAATATCCTCTGCCTTAGGATTCCATCTTGGCGCAGGAATTTTCTCACAGTTGCTTCCTAATTTATATCCTATTGGTATTACTAAATAACATTCTTTTGTGTTTGTTGGTAATAAATAATTGTGTTTACAAGATGTATTTCTTATTCCTATACCCTTATCCATCGCTTCTCTCGTCGCATTAATAATATTCATATCACACACCCCCTTTTCTTTTTTTCGTGCACTATTAGTACACCTCACATCCAAAAAAAATATCCTCTACACTTCTTTTAAAATATTGAGCTATTTTGATTTTAATCTCATCTCTTGGTATGCGTTGACCGCGCTCATACATAGCCCACGAGGATTTTGTTATTCCTATTTCCGCAGCAATTTGGTCTTGCGACTTGTCTCCACGCAATGCTTTCAATTTTTCATTATATGGCATTTTAATCACCTCCTGCTATTATAATACACTATATGTGCACAATTGTCAATAGATTTTTGCGTTAAAGATATACAAAATTATTCTGCACTTTTTGTGCACATTACATATTGATTTTTTAAACACAATTTGTGTATAATATTTTACAGAAAGGTGGTGACATATGTGTCCAAATTTCACATTCGATTAAGGGAACTACGGCAATCCCGTGGCATATCCATGCAAAAGCTTGCAAAATATCTTGGAATTTCAAAGAGCAGTATTAATATGTATGAACGTGGAGAACGCGAACCGGGATTAGATATGATTGAAGCTATTGCAGATTTTTTCAATGTTGATGTTGATTATTTACTTGGAAAATGTAATATTCCAAATAAAGCCTTAGTTAGTGGATACACTCTTCCCGAAATCAAACCGCCCTCAGAGGTTGACCCCGACCAATTTGTATTAGATATGTATAAAAAATTGGACGTTGAGGACAAAGCCGAAATACGCGGTGAAATGAAGCAAATGCTTAAAGGCTCTAAATATAAGAAAAAGAAATCAGATATAAATGCCGTATTTCATACTAACAGTACCGATGATGATAGCGCAACGCTTGCGCTACAAACTACAACCTCTAAAAATTAAGTTACAAAAATGGACAGATAAACATTTTATATATGAACTATGGATAATTCGGAAACGGAAATAAATATATTGAGGAGAAAATATATGAGCCAGATTGAGAAACTAATATATTCTGTTATATGCGGACATCAGGATAAAAATATAAAATTTCAAGATTTACAGCATTTATTAAGACATATGGGTTTTCGTGAACGTATACGAGGTGACCACTTCATATATACTAAAGAAGGTATTATTGAAAAAATCAATATCCAGCCCAACGGAACGGGCGCAAAACCGTATCAAGTAAAACAGGTTAGAAATATTATATTAAAATATGGTTTAGGAGGTAAACAAGATGTATAACTATGAAATCATTTTATATTGGAGTGAAGATGATAATTCATTTATCGCCGAAGTTCCCGAACTTCCGGGTTGTATGGCTGACGGCAAAACACGAAAAGAGGCTATTGAAAACGCAGAACGAATTATTGATGAATGGATTGAAATAGCTCAGGAAGATGGAGAAGTTATTCCTACTCCCAAAGGCAAACTTATGTATGCATAATAGAAAATCCCCCGACTATCGCCAAACAGCCGGAGGACGAAGTGTATTATATGATATAATAACACCTTAGACAAGTAATATTATATCATATACACTTCTTTTTTTCAATAAGTTTTTACAAAGGAGTGTATTTTTTATGTTTTTTTCTTCTTATAAAGACAGTGTTGCTGTCTATTTGAGAAAATCGCGTATGGACCCTGACACTGAAAGCGTTGATGAAACACTTGAACGCCATAGCGACACACTGCTAAAACTCGCTGCTAAGCTTGAATTAAATATTGTTGAAATATATAAGGAAGTTGTATCGGGCGACGGTTTATTTACCCGCCCCGAAATGTGTCGGCTTTTGCAGGACGTGGAGCAGGATAAATACAGCGCGGTTTGCTGTATGGAGATTGACCGTCTGGGACGTTCCTCGCAAAAAGACGGCGGAATCATACTCGAAACATTTCAGGAACATAACGTACATATCATAACACCAAATAAGACATATGACTTAAATAACGAAATAGACGAACAATCGGTAGAAATGCAGTCTTTCATTGCGCGTCAGGAATTGAAATCAATTAAACGCCGTTTGCGTAAAGGAGTTGAAAAATCGGTTGAATACGGCTGTCACGTTACCGACGTCCCCTACGGTTACCGCCGCGCGCATATTGACAAACGTCCTACGCTTGAAATATGCGAGGAAGAAGCTAATGTTATAAGAATGGTTTTTGATATGTATGTTAATCAGCATATGGGGAGCTACATAATAGCGGAAAAGCTTAATGCAATGGGGTATAAACCGCGGAAAAGCGATAAATTTTCACGGACCACAATACGCTTTTACCTGCAAAACCCTGTTTATATAGGTAAAATTGTATGGAATAAAAGAAAGCATTTAAAGAAAAAATCTCCTTCGGATAAGCACCGTTCCGTACTTAATGATAATAAAGACTGGATTGTATCAGACGGCATACACCCTGCAATCATATCGCAGGAGCTTTTTGACGAAGCGCAAAAAATACGTCTTACCAGAACACACCCACCTACATATACAGGAGAGCTGCGTAACCCATTCGCAGGGCTTATCTATTGTAAAAATTGCGGCAACGCTATTCAGAGGCAATACTCCAAAAAAGGAGGAAACCGCCTGCTTTGTACGACCACTGGCTGTACAAGAAGTATTCGGGCTGAATATGTTGAAAAGTATTTGATTGATTTTCTCAAACAAATACTCTCAGACTATGAAACCACATTAGAAAACCATTCCCGAAACGAAAATAATAATCAAAAAGAACTACTGCGAAATACTATCCGCGGACTGAAAAATAATCTTCAATCGCTTAATACGCAAAAATCTAAACTGCACGATTTATTGGAGCAAGATGTTTATAGTATTTCTACCTTTCTTGAACGCAGTAAAGTTATTGCCGATAAGATTCAGGCTGCCGAAAAGTCTTTGCAGGAAAACGAACGTAAACTGTCAGAACTCGAACAAACTCCGCCGATGAAAGAGGCTGTACCGATTTTGAAAAAACTTTTAATTCACTATGATAACCTTTCCGCCGCCGAAAAGAATTTACTTCTTAAACAGATGATAAGCAAAATATACTACTCGCATACTAAGGAACAAAACAGTAATGAATGTTCACTTGAAATAGAACTTAAATACACATTATAAAAAGACACCCCGAAGGGTGTCTTTTATTTATTATGTTCTTTACTATCTTTTACTATTTCATATTTTTCGTTTGGTTTTCCATTTTTTGTTCCAATTTCTGGTATTATAGTTTGGAAATCATCACACTTTATATAGTACTTTCCATTACTAACGTATAGCCGTCCACCATTTAGTGCATAAACTAAATCATTATTCCACATATAATCATCTGTAACATTGATATATTCCATTCTCCAATAAGTTTTATCGTCTGTCCAGCTCACAATCCACATATCAAACTTATTTTGTTTTATATCCAGCATCATAGAGTTCACATCTGTCAACAGAAAATATTCTATGGAGTTACCATCTTTGTAAATAGAAAAACCACCCTTTGTTTTTTCTCCAGAATTAGCAACACTAATTTCAATTGGTCCTGTTTCATTTTGTGCAGTGTTTGTAACTGGTACTTCACCAACATATATAATACCATTCTCAAATCCGACATCAAACCCCATTTTGTCACCTATATCTCTCAGCTTAAAATAGGTACTTCCCTCAATGTTATAGCCTTCCATTTGTACATTTTGTCCGTTTACCTTAATAGGAAACGTATTTTCCGTTGCCGTGTATGACGCAGCCATTGCCCCTACGGTGCTTGCTATTATAACTCCACTGATAAAGCAAGCAATGTTACTTGTGATTTTTTTCATATCCTTTTCCTCCTAAGATTTATATTATGAGTTTTGTCACATAAAGATTATAACATAATCAGCCCTTTTAGTCAATATAAATTCTATTAGTGTATTTTATTTTGTGGCTATCAGTCTATAATAAGGCTAAAAGGAGTGATTATATGGAATTTAACTATGTCGCTATGGGGCAGCGAATAAAAAAAGCTCGAAAAGAAAAAAGATTGACACAGGAACAATTAGCTGAATTATGTGATTTATCGACAGCACATATAGGTCACGTTGAACGTGGCAGCAGGGCATTGTCTATTGAGACACTTGTAAAAATAGCTATGGTTTTAGAAATCAGCACAGATTATATATTGTTAGATATAGTTACTGATAAAGATATGAATTTTGAAAAAATAACTGTTGCAATAGGTGAATACCCGCAGGAACATATAGACCGTTTTTATAACATTATTAAAATTTTAGCCGATAATATAGAACGCATATAAAAAATTTTCAAAAAAACCTTGACACCCAGCATTACACTCTTGCAAATATTGACATAATATGCTATAATACAGCCATAGCAAGAGGGTATGCGGTTATTCTGACACCTTTTTAGAAATCGGTTACACCGAAATCTGATAGAATGGGGGTGTCAGTATGGATTTGAATTTAATTCTTGATGCGATAATCCTACTTATCATTCTCGATATAATAAAGAACATAAAAAAATAACCGCCTACTCTGATACAGTAGACGGTCTGTTCATTTTATGAACAACTAATACTCGTTAGAATAACCATTTAGGCTATCCTCTTGCTTACATTCTATCATAAAAAAAAAGATATGTCAAGCAACGGCACCGCATACGGTGTTATTTTTTTTAAATTTTTTGAAAAACCTCTTGACAATAGGTGTGTACCTATGCTATAATATATATGTAATCAATTAAGGGCGGTTAGGTTATTCCCTCGGAAAGGGGGAGTTATGGAACAGATAATAATTGTGTTTTACATAATTCTATTGACCGTAATAGTCTTGAATAAAAAGAAATAACCGCACCTAATGGTACGGCATTCCTTCCAAAATACTAGTTAAATGAGGGATGACCGTCTACCACAACGACCGCCCTTATTGATTGCATTATATCATAGTAAGGAGGTGTTTGTCAATAGACGAAAAAAAAATTACACCTCAACAAAAATATGACAAAGCTAATACAACCCGTTATCAACTAAAATTGAATAATAAAACAGATGCTGACATTATTCAAAAACTAAGTGAGGTTAAAAGTAAACAAGGATATATAAAAGAGTGTATCCGAAAAGATTTGTCTAAAAAGTAAAAATAGAGCGTTGCACCGCTACCAACGAAAACAACGCTCTATACACACAATTCACGGAGAATTGATAAATCTATTATATCATTTCTCCGTGAATAAATCAAGGCACTTCAAAAGAAGTGTCTTTTTTATTCTTGACAATTTTATAAATATATGATATAGTTTAGATAGTAAAGGAACGGTTTTAGCTGTTCCACTCTAATAAGCTTTAAGTAAGCCGCTTAGTTTGGTAGACAGGGCGGCTTATTTTTTTATGTTCCTGATTATTTCAAGAATTATAAGTAATTCGATTATCCGAATAATTATATCAATATCCATAATCGACACCCCCTAACTTCTTTAGTACCGTTTTCACCTCCTAAATCAGTATAAAGGGCAGAACAGCCGCCACCGTTCCAGTATATCAAGGTCTCATAAATTTCTTTATCACCTTTTCACATTATACCATATTCGACAGAAAATGTACAGTTTTTTATTTTTATAAAATTTTTTTGAAAATATTTCAAAAAAGACTTGACTTTTATACGTACGTATGCTATAATATATACAGAAAGCGAGGTGAGAAAGTGATTGAGTTAATAGAAAAACTTCTCGGATTGATAACATCAATAGTCAGCTTAGCGACAGCGATTGTTGTACTTATCAAATCCAAGAAGTAACGAAAATCGGGGGACTTGTTCCCCCACCCTTTCGGGGGTTAAATATATTATAACTCAATCTAAAGAAATATGCAAGTGATAAATTTAATTGCAAGCATTATTTCGGCAATAGCAAGCATTGTTGTTTTGATTGCAGTTATTCGCTGGAAGAAGTGATGCAGAAATGGAGAAAAAGGTAAAGTATTCTTCGCAAATAAAAAATTTGCGTACAAACTATGTACGGTTTCCTTTGGACTTAAAGCCTGATGTTTTGCAGCAATTTAAAGAAGTCTGCGAAAAAAGAGGGACAAAACCTACAACTGAAATTAAACGGTTTATACGTGAATTTTGTGAAGAAGAGAAATGAAATAGAGCGTTGTCGCCCTCAGAAAGCAATACAACGCTCTATACACCCAACCCAAAGGATTGATAAATCTATTATATCATTCCTCAGTGGGAAAAGCAAAGGCACTTCTCCAAAAGTGCCTTTTTATTCTTGACAATTTTATAAATTTATGATATAGTTTAGATAGTAAAGGAACGGTTTTGACCGTTCCGCAGAGATTTTTATGGTTTTATAACCACAAGTCGCCTCTTATTTGCGGTAAGGGGCGACTATTTTTTTATGTACTTTACAATTTCTAAGATAATCAATAGTTCAACTATCTGTATAATACTGTTTATGTCCATACGCAACACCCCTTTCTATGAGGTGTCAGAACAGCCGCCACCGTTCCAATACATCAAGGTCAAATAGATTTCTCTATCACCTTCCCACATTATACCATATTCGACAAGAAATGTACAGTTTTTATTTTTTTGCAAATTTTTTTGAAAAACCTCTTGACATTTGTATCCACATATGTTATTATATATGTGGATACAGAAAAGAGGTGAAAAAATGTCTCCAAAAGGAAGACCGACGAATGACCCTAAAGTATTAAACACTCGAATTAGATTATCAGAAGATGATGTTAAGAGATTAGAGTTTTGCCATCAGAAAACAGGCTTTACAAAATCAGAGATAATACGAATGGGAATACAAGAGGTCTATAATCAATTAAAAAAATAAACAGGTTGCGACCGTAGGAAGTTACAAACCTGTTTATACACACAATTCACGTAGAATTGATAAATCTATTATATCATTTCTCCGTGAATAAATCAAGTATTTAGGAGGAATTTTATAATGGATAATTTACAAAAGGAATATGAAAGAATAGAGAAGTATGCTACCCCGTGGGGCGATATGGGAAATTATGTACTCAACTCTGTTGAAGCAATTGCGATATCAGACTGTTCGAACAATATAATTAGTGCAATATCTCTTGCCTTTAGATTTGGTTTTGAAAAAGGCTGCCGCAAAACAAGAAAGGCGGTGAAACTATGAGTCTGAGCTATGGAAAAGATTATACAGGTTTAAAATTCGGTCATCTTACTGTTACTTCGTTCTTCCCGACAGAGGAAACAAAAGGCTCTTGGAAATGTAAATGTGACTGCGGAAATGAAGTTGTTGTTTATACAAACGACCTGTCAAGCAGAAGAATTGAATCTTGCGGTTGTCGACTAAAAGACTATCCGTACACATACAGAACTGTAAAAATGTCCGAAAATACCTACATATACAGCGATATTGTATACAAAAAAGAAAAAAGCACCGTGTAATTTTTTTAATTTTCCTATTGCAAAACACCTCGAATTGTGTCATAATAAGTATAATAATTATAAGTTAAATGTTTTTTATATATCTTGTTGCTTGCTTATCATAACAAATACCAAGATATATAATCCCTTATAATTATAATCTTTTATACTATATTCCTAAAAAAACGCTCAAAAAATGTCGATTTCCAAAATGCGTTTTGTGGAGTGAGAAGTATATAAGCACTATAATTTTATATACGAGGTGATATTATGCACGGAAAGGCTGACATTGGAGATAAGGTATGGCATCTTCGGAAAAATGTCTTACATCTAACTCAGGAGGAATTTGCAGAAGAAATCGGAATCACCCCTGAAAGTGTCGGGAACATTGAACGGGCAGTTTGTTTTCCCAGTCTGCATACGTTGGCGCGTATTGCAGAAGTATGCGGAGTAACAACAGACTATCTGCTTGGAATTAATGTTTCTGCGTCTAAATAAAATAGGGAGTGTATTTGCTAAAACAGCAGGTACACTCCCTATTTTTATGCACTTTCCAGCGCGTCATTTATTACATCATTTAAATGCACTACTGATAATTGACTTCTATTACATAAATCAATAAATCGTTCAGCTTTAATTTTGTCACAAAAAATATCAGCAATCGAGCTGATAATGTGTTTTTCTGAATCTGCCGCTATAACGCCGTAGACTATAAATAATTTGTTCTCCTCACTGTGAATTTTGTCTGTTTTTAATGTGTATTTCATAATAAGACCCCCTTAAAATTTATAAATTATGTAATAGAATACACAAGATGTTGTTAAACAATAATTCAATTATACAACAGCAAGAATATTATGTAAATGAAATGCATTTTGTAAAATCGACAATGTTCTACTTATTTTTTATCATATAGTCCTGCGCGGTCATTAATTACACACATTTTAATCATATCCATTGTAAGACCAAGCCTGCCTTTTTCATCTCCCTGCAACAAATCCTTGTCCATAAGTTTCTGAATAGTTGGTTTCGCCCATTCAGGCATATTACTATCCATATAGTCATAGACCATAGGCCTTGCCTCTGCAATTTCCTGTTTTAATTCCTCGTACTGTCCCATTGTTAATTCCTCCGTTTCTGTTTTTTGTCTTGTTATAGCTCCGCATATTGCCTGAGCGACCTTATCCGCTCCGATTTCCTTATACTCGTCCGCATCGTCGGTATCCACAAAGCAGACCTCAATTAGTATGGCCTTAGCGTTACTCCTTCGAACAACATATAAATTACTTCCGTCTTTGACCCCTCTGTTTCTGAATCCAAGTTCAGCAAGCGAATTACATACATTTACTGCCTCCGTATGCTGTTTCCCTTCATATGTAAATACCTCTGTACCTCTGCCGCCGCCTGAATTAAAGTGTATTGATACAAACAAGTCAAGCGGCTGCTTATTTGCCATAGAAACTATTTGGGATAAATTAGAGCTGACAGACGGTGCATAATCATTTGTGCAGTCATACACTGTATGTCCCTTATCAATTAACATTCTTTCAAGTTTAAGACCTACCTTCCGAGCCTCCACACTTTCGTCAATACGTTCGACAGCTCCGCAGCCTACGGTACCGCTGACAGTATGACCGCAATTAATGCCTATTCTCATTGTTATCACCCCTTAACTGCAATAATATATCTTTCAGTTTCTCAGGCATTTGCGGCAGAATCACCGCTGCATTTTCAAGGATAGAAATACCCTCGTTCGCTATGTAAAACATTATCACTATTTCACGAACTGCAACATTGCCGCCCATTAAATTCTGTATTGTATTCGCAAGCGCGACAATTACAAGCATAGCAATCTTTTTCAACAGCCCTTTAAAACCGATTTCGCTTGACAGCGTTTTGGTATATACTGCTTTTATAATACCTAACGCATAGTCAAGTACCATAAGTATCATAAGCGTGTATAACAGTTTGTCCCACGCACCGAATAAAACGGCTATAATACCTCCTGCCATTGCTGTTATTACACTCATTCCATTAAAAATCTTATCCATATTTTTCACCTCATTTAATTTTTATTTTATGGAGATTCAATATTCCCCTCACATTTCACACCGGCACCTTCATCAATAGTTGCCCCATATGTCAAAATATTTCCTGTTACAAGTATATTAATTGTATCAAACTGTACATGAATAGAATGATTACCAACATAATTATTCAAACATAAATTATTGCTTACTATAATATTATCACCTGATATTATATCTATATCGGCTTCTGTTTTGATGTCGCGTATTGTGTTATTTTCAATTATTATTTCACTGCCGCCCTCAATAATAATGCCGTTCTGTTTTGCTTGTCTTATTATATTATTATGAATACTTATATTGCCTGAGGATATTATATTAATAGCAGCATTTTTTGAACTAAGAACAGTAAGATCAGATATTGTAATATAACTTGAGTTTTTAACAGAAATCAAGTCATTGTCGGATTCATCATCGCTAATACTTGCTCCAAAACCCTGAATATATAAATTAGTAATTTTACAATAATTGCCTCTTTGTAATTCAATTAAAGGATAATTTTCATTGACAAGTCTATGTCTTAATTTAGTACCGCTACCCATACCTTCAATAGTAATATTTGCTTTGTTTATAGCAATCTTAGCTGTAATATTATATATACCGTTAAGCAGTAAAATTTTGCCGCCAGTCACAGGCAATGACGCTATTGCCTGATTGATTTCCTCTTGGTCGTCAGTACCATCGCAAAGATAATCAACGTCAGAGGCTGTATACCCTGCTGTTGATGTACCTATAACAATAGTTGCCGCTCGTCTTTTGGGTATCTCGTCAATTTTGTCTAAGGTTTCTTGTTTTAAAGTAGCAATTTGAGCTGTATTTTCATTCACCGCCTCCAAAAACGAGATGTGACTGTCAAGGTCGGATATGTTCTTTTGCTCCGCTGTGCCTATCTTTACAGTGTATGTCTTGCCCGTACTGTCTGCGTTCTCCGAACCGTAAAGCCTTTCAAAGGTAAAAATTTCTTCACTCTTGCTGCCGTAAAGATACAGCAGAATAACAAAATCGCCGTTATCGTATTCACCTTCGGGCAGCTTCTCATCTTGATTGGATAACATTATTGTACCAAACTCTGCGTCATACTTCATATAAATATAGTTGTTGCTTATGGTGTCTATATTGAATTTATATTCAGGATACTCCCAACTGCCTGATATGTCCCTATCTTCATCAAACAGCTTTATTTTTGACGTGTCTATGATGATGTTATTGTCATCGTCAAGCTCGGGAATTTTCTTCGGCGCCATAATCGTATACTTCGCTGTATCGCCGTACAAACCAACTTTTATTTCTTCTGCTACCGCCTTGATACCTTTTGTTATTACTCTGTTTTCAACACCGTTTGCAGAAGTATCAGACAGTTCCGTATCTAACGGATTATCATTTTTTATCTCTGCCTTAAAAGCAACACCTGGATATACCTCTATAGGAATTACATTATCATTACTATCATAATCATAGAAGAAAACCTCTACTCCTATATCTGCTGAGACGCTTAATTCCTGTAATGTTATAGGCTTAAAGAATACAACCTCTAAATAATCCCCAAATTTCTTTATAACCTGATATTCAGATGCAGGTATCACTTCTCCAAATTCTCTGTCAATAGGACTCATATTGTCTGTTACCCTATACAATTTAATATCGTTTATGCCACCGAGTTCTATTCCTCCGCTTGTCATTCCAAAATCTGTTTTAATCATAAGACGTTCTATAGGCTTTTGCGCGTCTGCCTTTTGGCTGACTGAGCCAAGTCCTGCAAAATAATATGTAACTTGGAAACTTTCTGTATTATAAGGTCCGCTGCGTACAATCTCATCTGTACCGCTCTGCCAATATACCCAGCCGTCTTGCTCAAATCTTCTGCTGTTACGTCCGCAATAAAATTCTACATTGTCATCTTTATCAAAATCCCGAAAAGTGAGATTTATTGTCTGAGAATAATTTTGCAGTTCTTCAACTAAATCCTGTAAATCCTGCGATAATTTCGGCATTGTTACGTTACCGTCCTTGATATGTGACGTCTGTACAGCTGCGGGATAGATTTTAGCAGAAGACACAGAATATTGCGCCAGTTGTGTTTGTCCAACCGCATAATCTGCTATTTGCCCCTGTCCAATCGCTTTATCGGCAATATGTTTTTGTTTAACTGACTTGTTTGGGTGGTCGAGTTCCACCGCGGTTTTATGTTGGGTAAATTTATTCAGGTGGTCGGTAACTACCGCCTGTATTGTCCGAAAATTCTCCTCAACGATTTTCCACCAGTTGCGTAATAACGTTTTACCGTTAAAGTTAAAATTTAAGTTCATTTTGTACTCCTTTCTGAAACTTTTATTAAAAAAATCACGTTATATGATATGTTTGATTTTCACGTAAAATCCTGTATATATGCCGTTTTTGTAGTTTCTTGTAAATTTTTGTAACACTTTTACTCTTGCATTATTCTCCCATTTACTATATAATTATATTACAAAATAAATTTAGGAGGTTTTACCAATGAAAAAACTAAAATCCACAACACTCGGTATCCTAATCGGAGCCGTAACAACACTATCCATTACCGCATTAGCGGACTATATTGTTGCGCCAAATTCATTCCCTGTCAAGGTCAACGGTCAGACCGTACAGGTAGAGGGCTACAACATAAACGATTCGACCTACTTCAAACTCAGAGATGTAGCAGACGCTGTCGGTGGCTTTGAGGTTGGTTTCAAGGATAACACCATTATCGTTAGTACGCTACAAAAACCAACACAGACACCAACACCATTAGATGAACCCATCAATGGTCCATTTGCCATCAAAAGTCCATATGGTGCTACACGGGTTGGTGCTACAACTGACGGACTACCCATATATGATTATTATCAAAATTTAGTTGTATTGTGTAAAGATTTATCTGAAAAATATCCAGACTATGAAGCTTGTATGTATTCTGAACCCAGTTCTGATAGGACTGATTTAAAACTAGGTATAAAATCTAACAAAACAGATTCCATTGTAGTAAAAAATCTTACTTTTAATGCAGATACAGGTCCTATACTATCATTCATATATCTTTCAGAATATTATTCAATGGTCTTACCTATACTGCAAGATTAATTCAAATTAAAGAGAGGTTTTATACCTCTCTTAATTTTTTATAAGGATTAGAAACTTTTACGTAATTCTTCTATTTTTTTATTAAATTCCTCTTTAATATTTTCAAAATCTACCTCTGTCAACACTCTTTTACCTTTAATCCTCACAAGGTCACCGTCAAGATTTATTCCCGCTATTGCCGAAATACTGATACTATTTCCTCTATTAACCGTTTTAATTGTTGCTCCGCCGCTAAGCATTATACCGCTTTCATCACTCCATTCATAATATGGTATTTCTTCATTAGCCGAAACGCGCAGGAAACCAACTTTCAAATATTGTCCAACAACTACGTCTTTTATTACCTGTATGTCTGTATCTGATTCAATACTTCCACCACGAATAGTACCGCTGAAAATGCCATTACCATATTCGTCAAAATGTATAACAGGATTGCCGTCCTCGTCATACAGATTAAACACAAATTCATTGTTCAGGTTACCCATATCAATGCGTCGTCTGTTTCTATCGTCGTTGATATATAGCAAATCACCGTCAAGCAGTAGTTTTTCATTCTCTGATTTAACAGGGTTACGGTTGGAGTTAACAACTCCCTGTATCTTGCGTGTGGCAATACTCTTGTTTGTGGTCTGTGCGTTTTCAAGTTCGCGTTTTGTATGCCTGAGTTGATACAGAGTAAAAAACAAATCCCTTCGCATATGCCCTATTGATATAAGCGTTTCTGTAGGCTCAAATGGGTGCCACGTACCCTCTATAACGCGTTCGGCATATTCGTTGCCGTCTGCGTCATAAACGTGCACCGTGTCGCCAAGCTCCACCTTTTCTATATCTCCATATTCCTCAAGCTTACTAAGGTCTATAAGCTTGCCTGTAATCGTAATTTTAGGAATGTCAATACGTTCTTCATTCTTAGGGTCAAATTCCCACTTAGCATTTGCAAGAATTTTTGAAGGTACAGTATAATCGCTGTAGTCCTTAAAGCCCTCATATAAGCCGTATAAGTTCTTGTTAGGACTGTCTATGTACTGCTTACCGCCGTTAACACTGCCTATGTGCATATCATCACTGCCGAAAGGATATAAACGGGTTATAATATTTTCTGTGTCACGCTCAATACTGATATTTTGCATATTCTTTTCAAGTGAGAGCCTTACGCCCCTGTCACTGCCTATGCGTTCTACCAAGGCGAATTTCATACCGTTTGAATATATTTCACCTCTTCCGCAATTTTCAATTACGGAATGAAGAAAATCCCAAAGGCTTGTTTTATCGGTTGAAAAGAAATCAATCAAAAATTCATCATTTCCAACCCACTTCATATCAAGAGCGGCAAGCTCCGCGTCCGTATAAAGTGAAAACTTTGCAGCTGTTTCAAGAGCTTTCTTTATGACAACAGATGTTTTCTTCCCTATCATATCGGGGACATTCGGTAAAAATGTATGCTTTGCCCTCCGTGAAAACATATCCTCCGCAACAACGTGAATAATATCTCTTCCGTCCATTATGCGCTTAATTCGTATTATCTCATATATCCGCCCCGTACAGCTTACAAGCATATTTTCTTGTATAAGACGTGCTTTTTCGTCCATAGGATAGTCAAATTCCAAGCAGGCTACATCATTGATTTTCCTTTGTTCAGACACATTGACTGCACTGTTAAGTATTTCTCCTGTTTCATAATTTGTTTCTTCTCGTCCGTGTAATCTTAATACTTCATTGTTCATTCCAGTTCACCTCATTAAAATCTGCATCGTGTAAATACTTCGGTTTGTATGATATTTTCACTATCGCAGTTTTGGACACAGTCAAAATATTTTCACCCATCGCAAGCTCAAAAAATGTACCTGATACATTTTTCATCAGACTTACATCTTCATATGTAACTGTTTGATGCTCACAGTCCACCGTGCAATTACCCGGTATTGTCATTGTATGACCATTGCAGGAAATCGTTAATGCTCCGGTTGCTCCTGATACTGTTATTATAGGTCTTACGGGAGTTTCTCCTATATTCATAACGGTATGGCTGCAATTTCCCGTACCCTCAAACGTAAAATATGCCTGCATATCCAGCGGCATATCATCATCAAGATATATTTCATCATCAAGACACGGTCCGTCTGCTACATCAAATATAAGATTTGAAAACGGCTTAACCTTAAAAACCACCGATAATACAGCATTTTTACCGTGTTCGGGCTTATACTCTATTGTATCAATAATGTGAGCATACCATTTTACCAGCGGCGTATCGTCAAATATCAATTCACCTTTTCCCATAAGCCAAGCTGACAGCTTGGAAAGTTTCTTTTGCAAGTCTGTCAAATTATCCGCTGTCACCTTTAAATCCATTTGAAAAGTACGGTTTTTATAAAATTCCCTGCTGTATATATTAGCCTCTGAAAAGTCATATTCTCCGTCCATAATCGGAGTTTCATATGTTTGTGATTTTGTTTCGGGACGAATAGGACGTGACTGCGTCTGAGCAGTCACGCCGAATTCTCTTGTATGCCTGTTTTTAAATTTAAAACCAGCTCTCATAAATTTATACCTCCCATATAGTTTGCCGCAAATTCAGAAAGCGGCATAGCACTTAGGTTTACAACTCTGTTATCCGCATAAGTTGTTGACGGAGCTTCCACCTTAAAGCCCTTAAATGCCGAAAGTAATTCACCGAGCAGGCTTTCAATGTTTGCGCCCGAATTCGATATGCTTGTACTGATACTGTCAACATAATCCGATATATCCATATCAGTTGCACGAAGTTCATTAAGAAGGGTTTTCTTGTTTTCCTCCAGTGTTTTATAGTCTGCCTCCAAACCTTCAAGAGTAGCATTATTTCTTACCTGTAAATTATAAAGCTCTTCATCACGCTGTAACTGTTTCATTTGTTCCTGAAGTTCTTTATACTTTTGCTGTCCGCGGTCTGTGACAGCCCCTGAATAAATATCAAGCTGTGCTTGTACCTCCGACATATCTGTCTTTCGGTCGGCTACCGCCCAGCTGTCCTGCAAAGCCTGTTCTTCTTTTTGGAATTGCTCGCGCATTTCTGATATGTAGTCCTGTTGTTTCTGCAATAGGTCATCAACATATCCCTCCTGCGCCTTGTACAAATCCATACTGTAACGGGTGGTATCATCAATGTATTCTTCAAAGCTTATTGTTCCTGCCGCATACATTTCCTTTACACGGTCAATCTTACGCTTTAGAAAAGCCTCCTCACTATCTCCGTACTTATCCCAATCGCCGTATGTCGAGCGCATCTCCTGCCAAGCGTCAGCGTCCTTTTTCCACGCGCTGTATTCGTCGGCGTTCTTTTCGGCAACAGCGTCAAACCGTTTTTCTTCAAGAGCCTGTTTTTCTTCAATGTATTTTTGATGGTTTACAGCGTCCTCTGCATAAAATTTCTCCAGACGTTCCTGCTCTCGGTCAATACCTGCAATGTATTCATCTATGGACATATTATGATATTTCCTCTGATGCTCAAGCCACCCATCAGAATATTTTTTCATATCATCATATAGCGTTTCACCGGCAGAAGAAACATTATTTACATAATCATCCCACGTCTGGCGCCCTGCTTGTAAGTCCGCCATATTTCGGTCCTTAACCCTTGCAAGCGCTGATAATGGGCTGTCGCCTGTATCTTCCCAATCATTCAGCGCACTGCGTTCGGACAGATAAGCTTTGGATTGGTCATTAAGCTCTTTTGTGATTTTCTGCTGTAAAGAAAATACCTGTTCTTCAATGTCCCAGATGTCTTTTTCGTTTTCCTTGTATTTTTCCTGAAATTCAAGCCATTTTTGCAGCTCCTGTTCTGTGGTAACAGAATGTGTTTTCGTATAATGCGTCCAGTTGTCCTTTGCGGACGTAAACGCGTCAGAATTGTTTTTACCGCTTGCATAGCGCGGTATACCAAGCCCCGACATAATAGCTTTTGTCTGCTCTGACGTATATACCTTCGCACCTCTTGACAACGGTAATACAACGTCCCTGCCCTCGGGAATAAATGCGCGCCCTCTGTCTATTATAAGTTCACGAGGGTCGGCGTGTCCGTCGTCATTTACAAGCGCAAGTCCGCCCGAAAAATTCTGTGTCCCGCGCGCATTAGGTTTAACATTTGTTTTGACATTTAGCGTTATCGTCTGATTGTTAAGACCGTTTATGACCTGTTGTGCGGGGTCAGGATTGCCCCCGATAGATACTTCAACTTTTTCCTTATTTAAGTCTGTTATAGTTGCTTTTGCAGGGTCGGCATTAGCCGTGACATTTATATTGACGTTTTTTTCACCCTGTTCACTAAGATTTGCTACTACGTTACCTGCTTTATCAAGAGCCTCTACATCACCTGTTTCTGCATTAACCTTGATTTCAACTGCACCTATACCCTGTAAAAATGCAATCTGCTCTCCTGTCTTATCAAGCATTTCAACATTTCCATCTGCATCTACTCTGATAACAGTTCTGTCCGCACGCTGAAGCTCCTGTATCTGCCCTGTTGCATTATCAACAACAGACATATCACCGCTTGCGGATATGCTGATATGTGTGTCAAGTGGAATTTCACCTACCGACTGTGCAAGCTCGGTAGCCTGCTTCGCGACATTTTCAAGCTCACCCTTTGCCGCCGCCTCCTCAATGCTGTGAAATCCCTGACGGATAAGAGCCGCGCCTGTATATGTTTCTTCTGCCGACGCGCTAAACTCTTTCATTGAACGTACATAATCATTTGCGAAATTGTTAAGCGCGTCGCCGCCCTGTTTGTAAATCTTATCTACGCTCTCCTGTCCTGATTTTGCAAGCGCTAACTTCTTTGCATATTCGTCCATGCTTATGAGGTTATCATCTACAAGGCTTTTTATTCCTCGGATATAGTTCCCCAAGTCCTTGTCAGACGCTCCCGCTTTTGCAGCCGCCTCAAAATCATCAACAATTGTATCTGCGTATTGTGAAGCAGCGTCTTTATATGCCTTAACTTGTTCATCAAGTCCTTCATACTCTCCCTTTAGCTTATCAACATTTAGCATGTCCAGCCGCCTTTGAAGCTCTGCCAATGCCGCCTCTCCTGACTGCGAATTATCCAAACCCATAAATAATTGTTCAGACCAATTTTCTCCTAATTTCTGAGGAATATCTGTTTCAGATAAAATATTTTTTATGTTTTCCCGAAAGGCATTTCTTTCCTCTGGAGTTGCGCTGGCTTTTATACGGTCAAATGCGTTTTGTTCGTTATAAATCTTTCTCTGCGCTTCCTCATATTGTTCTGCCGCCGCTGCGGCTTCCTCGTATTCTTTTTTTGCCTTCGGAAGTCTTTCGTTTACTGCTTTGTTATAGGCAAAACGCCCCTCGTCAAGTTGGGTTTTCATTTCATGCTGATTTTGCTGATATGTCAGTTTTCGCAGTCCTTCCGCTTTTTCAAGGGCTTCATCAATACCTCCGCTGTCTACATCTATTTGATATTTGTCCTTTAGTAACTGTACAATCTCGTCAATCCGCGCCTTAGCCTTTTCAAGAGCTTCACCTTCTAAAGCATTACTGTTGATTTTCCCAGTAAGGTCATTATACTCCAAACGTAACTCGTTGAGTTCTTTCCACTGCCGTCCGCTACTTCTCATTGCCTGAGCCTGCTCATTTAAACCATCGGCAAATTTATAATTGATTTCGTACCACTTATCATAAGCAACCTTGCCTGCAACTGCAGCTGCGGCAATACCTGCTATTCCCGTCGCGGCTATCCCAGCCACTGGACCCAATGACGCAATCGTGCCTACAACACCCGCCACCTTAGTTCCAAATGTAATCACCTTATCACCGACGGCAAGCCCTGCTCCAACCTTTGTTATAAGCAGACCTGTATTAATAACCGCTTTGCGTTCCTCGTCGGACATCGAAGACAGCTTAGTTGACACCTTGTCGACAACATCCGCAAAATCAGCTATTATAGGCGCGGCGCTTTCTCCAAAGTTCTGAGCCGCTACCTGCATTTTAACCTTTGCCTGTTCAAGGGTAAAGCCTGTTTTTGCTATACCCTCAGTCTGTACCTCAAATGCCTTTGTAGCCGCGCCTGACGCATTTTTCATTTTTTCAAGCTTTTCAGCGAATACGTCTGACTGCGCGCCCGTCAAAGCCATAACTGCAGGCATTGCGCGGACATTATTAAACAGTCCGAGCATTTGTTCTTCACTGCCGTTTGTAGCCGATTTTAACGCTTTAAGCGTTTCCGCAAAACCAAGCGTTTTTATCATTGTAAAGCCAGACGAATAACCGAGCTTTGATATTGCCGCCTGCATATTCTCTGACGGCTTAAGCAGCGCGGTATATATCGCCTTCATCTGCGTCTGTACTTCCGCAGCGTCACCCGTAACACCCGTAAGCGTTGCATAAGCACCGAATAATTCTTCCTGTGATACGCCAAGCTCTTTACTGAGCGACGTTACCTGCTGCATATTCTGTGCCAGCTCCGGGAATGTCGTCTGACCCAGTTCTACTGTCTTAAATGCAAGGTCTGCAACTTGCTGTGTCGCTCCGGCAGAGGTATCGCCATATGCTTTTGTCACTGCTGACGTAAGCGCGATACTGTCTGCTGTCGTCGCAAGTCCTGCTGTCGCGGCTTTTGCGTTAATCTCGACTTTTTCCATCGTGTCGGGAGCGTCCCCGAATGCCGAAATTACCTGATATGTACCCTCGGAAATATCACTTGTGCTTTTACCTGTAGCTACGGCAACATCTTGTATCTGTCCCTTAAATTCCTGTAAACGCTCTGTCGGTACGGACAGTGTTCCGATATTGGCAAGCTCTTTATTAAGCTGTCCTGCCGCCTTCGCAGACGCGACCAGTCCTGCCACCGTAGCAACCCCGAACGTTTTCGTAATTGTACGTCCGACACTGCCTGCAAGATTGCCTGTCGCGGCAACCTTATTCATTAAAGACGCGTTTTTATCCGCAAGCGTTGTAACCGTTGACGCAACACCGTTCAGAACTCCGACAGCCTGCGAACCGTCTGCCGTTATCCTAACCAGTAAGCTTGCCACTTCATCTGCCATAAAAACACCTCCTTATAATCCGTAAAACATATGTAAGTACGGGTCATTACCCGTATATTCCTCTTGTTTTTCCTCCGCAAGACTGTCCAGTAAATCTAACAGTCTTTTCGGATTTTGTTTCGCTACTGTGTCAGGCATAATACCTTTTGAGCGGAAAAGAACCGCATATAAATCCCTTAACTTTCCGCCTCCCGTGCTGCTGCCTGACTTTACGCGTTTTTTGATGTTATTGCGTCCATATACATACGCCACAGCGTAAGACATAAACTTGTATGCTCCTCAACGCTGAGTGAGTTTATAATTTCCTGCGTTGCCTCCGTACCCTCAAACATATAGTCTACCGCCTCACGGCACATACTTAACGGACCTTTCGCCTTTTCATCGTTGTGCGCGTCATTTATAATACACATAGCCTCAAAGTCAAACGGCTTTGATGTGATTGTTTTCTTGTTAACTGTAATTGATAATGTTCTCTGCATAATTTACCTCCAAAAATCAATGTTTAAGGGACGCCCCCTAAGCGTCCCTTAACAATCGTAATATCTATTCTGTTTTAGTGCTTGCCTTTGTGGGAGCAGGCGTTGTTGTCGGATAATAATTTAAATCTGTAAACCACTTTTCTTCCAATGTTTCCTTTGTAACTCCGTCAGGCAAATCCGTTTCGTCAAAATATGCGTAATAATTATTGTCAAAATCACGCTGTACAGCCGTATAAGTAGCCTTTGCGGTCTGCTTTTCGATAGAACCGCTCGACGGCTTGGTTTTACCGCCAACATTTGACGCAAAGCTGTACGAACCTTTATAGTATCTTACATATCTGTAAGTACCGTCAGACTTTAAAATTCTCCAAGCCACACCAAAATAAACGGTCTTAGTGTCGTTTGACACCTCGACAATTCCGTCCTTTCGTTCAAGTCCGCGCCACTCCGCGTCAACCTCGGGCGGAATATCAGCATTTGTAATGTCGTGTCCAAGCTTTTCAATATACGAGCTTGCCACATATGCTCCGTTATCTGCGTCAAATACATCGCTTCCGCCTGCGTCCGTAGGCGCAATTTCAACCGTACCTCTTAAATGCTTCGCTTCTCCATAGGTAGTACCCTCCGCGGTGTCCGATACTACGTTAAAATAAGTGTATCTGTCAACACCGATTGTAGGCAACGGCTTTTTTGCCGCTGTTGCTGTAGTTGCCATAATATATCATTCCTTTCATAATACAAAATTTTTTTGAAATCTCATTGTGCGGTGGTATATATCACCGTCACGGGGCAGGTCTCTTGAAAATTCCCTGCACCAATTATCAGCCGTCATAACATCATTGACCTGTAAGCCGATTTTCCCGCATTGCGACGGGTCATCAGCCCATATATCAACGACTACACAGCCTGACTGTATATCCTCTTCGTTATCAGAAGAAAAGTCGGGTTTTTCGGTCAGATTATAAAAACTGACAACAGGTAAATTGTTAAAGTTCTCGGGGTAGTAATATGTAATTTTACAGTCAAGCACGGAAAGCGTTTTTTCCGCCTCTGCGTTTACGTCAATCATCGTTTTACCGCCTCTCTGATAAGCTTTATAATAGTATCTTTGTTATTTTTAAGCGCAGGCGTTAAAAACGGCTGCGGAGCTTGCCCCGACGTTGTGAAAAACTGACCTCCGCTGTAATATGTCCATTTTTCTCTTGTCGTATGTGCGACTGACTTGTCCCCTTTGTTTCCCGTACCGTACTCAACGAAAGGCGCATACTCTACATTAGTGCCTATTTCAGCGGTATTCCCCTCGACATTGACAGTTATACTGCCGCGTAAACGTCCTGTCTGAACAGGACAGTTTAAAACCGCCTCCTTGCGTACCACCTCGCCTGATTCCTGCAATGCGTTATACAATCCTGCCGAAAGATTTTCCGTCACTTTGTCAAGTTTATTTATAACATCACTTACATCAAAATGTATGTTCATACCGTCACCTTCTGCAAAACAACCGCCGCGCCCATATCCCACGCGTCGACATATATGATTTTATATCGTTGTCCATGTATCTCGGCATAGTTCCCCTCTGTCAAATGCTCGTTATTGTCGCAGAACATACGTTTCTGACACTCTGCCTCAAGTCCGTATTCCTTAGCAAGCAGACCACCGTTATAAGGCTGTACGTCTGCCATAACCTCGCATAACTCTTTAACTTGCCGTGTCTTTGAATATACTCCTGTTTCTTTAATTTCAAGCAGTTTAACATCGGTATTATAAAATCTTTCAAATGGTGTCACTCGGTACACGTCCCTTCCTGTTTACAAACGGCTTTAACCGTTTATAATAATCAGCGAGCAGCTCACTATCCGAGCTTGTTTGGGCATACGATACAGAACGCTCACCTTCTGAAATGCTTTTTATAATTTCTGGCGCGGTTTCCTTTCCGTACCCCTTATCTCTATACATATCTGTTGTTATTACGGGTACTAAGCTTTCCAGTTGTCGCGGTAAAATCTCAATTCGGCAATATCCCAAAATAAGATTGACGCAATCGTCAATTAAAAAAGATAACAAGCTGTCCTTCTCGTTATTTTCTATTCCGAGTAACATCTTAACCGTGCTTAATGCTTCATTCTTGAAATTTTCCATAGCCTTTATGCCTTAGCCGCTCTGGCTGCTGCCGCAGTTTTATGTACATAAATAGCCTTTTTCTTGTTTTCCAATACAAAGGCGTCGTGATACACACGACCCTCCACAAGCCAGCCGTTAATTCCTGGCGGATTGTCGTGTATTTTGTATTCTGACAGCTTGACAGGCGCAGTTGTTGCAATCTTATTTGTGATGAAAAACTCTACTCCCTCAGGCATATATGATTTCGGAAGTACAATAATCGGAATACCGTCTACTGTACCTATCTGACCTTTGAGGGTTATTCCCTGCGCTAAATCTCCCTGTTTAACAAAGGACGGGTCAAGCTTTATAAGCTTGTAAAATGTGCTTGAAACGTAAGCGACAGCGCCTGAAAGCGGTACCTTGTTGTCCACAAGCGCGGTAGTGCCGTCAAGGAATGCGTCATATGCGTTCTCCTTTGTAATCGCCCCTGTAGCCGTCGTACCTGCATTGGTACAAATCTTCTCAAATCTGTATGTATCAATTTCAGGTATGACAACCTCTCTTAACTGTCTTTGCAGAGCCGCGCCTGCCGCATTGGACATCTGCGTATCGTTGTAGTTTCCCCTGTCAATCGTAAATGTAAATGACCTGTCCTGTGTCATTGTCAATTCCTGAACACTGTTTTCAAGCTCCTCAGGCTCGCCGTAGCGTCCTGCTCCTGTCCGCTTGTAATCGTGCATTTGAGCTGTCGGCACGCTGTAGACGTTTACCGTCTTAACGCCGACAAATTCATAATCGTTGTTTACCGCCCCTGTTGACATTGCCTCTTTCGTAAAGCGTTCGTCAATATTCGCGGCATATTTACTTGCGTAATTAATAGCCATAATTTAAAATACCTCCTAAATTCCGAATCCGCTTAAAAATGGGTCGGATTCCTGATTTCCTCCGCCGCCTGTTTTGGGCGGAGTACCTTTTAATTTCTCATTTACTGCCAATTCTACAGCTTTATCAAAAGCGGTCTTTAAAGCCGCGATACCTTCACCGATTGTTTCCTCTGTCGCGCCGGACGCGGTTATAAGCTCTGCAATTTCCTCAGGCAAACCGTTTTTAATAAGCTGTGTGCCTACGCGGCTGACAAGCCGCTCACGTTCAAAAGCGGCTTTTTCTTTTTCAAATTCCGCCTTTGCCTTTTCCTGAGCCGCCTTTTCACGTTCAGCAGCCGTCATTTTACTTTCCTTTTCCCAATCGGCGCGCGCAGTTTCAAGCTGCTTTTTAAATGCCTCCTCCGACTTTGCATTTGCGGTCTTTACCGCCTCAGTAACGCGTCTGTCGGTTTCTGCTTGTAATTCCTCGGCTGTATATGTTTTCGGTGTATTTTCACCTGTGTTTTGTGTTTCCTGTCCCTGTACGTTGTCTGTATCAGTTGCGCTCTCTGCCCCTGATTCTGCCCCGCCAGTTACGTTTGTGTTTTCGTCCATAACGAAATCCTCCTTAAAGAATTGTATAAAAATAAAGCGTTTAATCTATACCACGCTTAAAGAATTATTTTGTTTTCGCCACAAGCAATTTAATCACCTTCTCTCATTTTCCTAATCAATTGGGATTTCGGGTATAATAAAAGCACGGTTTGTCCGTGCTTTATAGACATATATTAAATTTTCCATAGAAAAACCGCCTTGACTATGTCAAAGCGGTTTAAGAGCGGTTATTTGGCAGGCGTCCGTTTCTCCTGCATCTCTCGGGTTTCCCCTGTCATACCATCGGCGTGTGGACCGGACGAACTCCTCCACCTCAAATAACCTATTCTTATAACAAAAGGGCTATGCAAGCATAGCCTTCGCAATAATCATTGGCTGGAGCGTCACTCCCAACATCTCTTTTGCCCGTTGCATATGCACGCGGCGTATGAAGACGCGCTTTTCACCTCAAAGATTATCGCTATTTTCTATATAGTCTAATATGCTTTCACATATCAATCCATCTTCATTTGGTATATAATTTTCATCAAGACAATGAAGATTAAAATAATCCCCGACTGCTTCTTCGAGAATATCAAGTTCGGTATCAATATCTAAACCTATTTTTTTTAATAGACGTATTTGTTGCTCATTCATTGCCTTACTCCTTTGGTGTAACTAAATATCCCTTGCCACATATATCACATTTTACTCCATTACGGAGTTTTTATACATTTCTATAAATTTCTCTGCCTGACTCATCAAATAACCTTTTTATTCTTTAATGGTTAACCGCTCACCAGCAAAGTCAACCCCATCTATTAGTATATTTGCCATTGTTTTCCAGTGTTCAGGGTTTTCATAGTGTGTCATACCGACAGATACTATAATAAAAGCTTTGCCATTTTCATCTACTATTGTATCGCCGTTTTTTAATGCCGTACAGTCACCCTCAACCGCTAATGATGTTTTTCCGTCAAAAATCAATTTACTTAAAACTTTCAATGACATACTATATCCCTCCTTCATCTATCTTCTGAAGCTCTGATATGTAATACTCTAAAGCCTTTTTCGTTTGCTCAATTTCGATTTCTGTTAATTTGTAGGCTTTACTGTTGTTGATAAGTTTCTCTTGTGCCTCTATTTCACATATGATTCTGCTTCTCAAGGTTAAGTCATTTTTACCTTGTCTAAACTGTGTTGAATGTATAAGTTCCTCGAAAACGGCCGCTCTTCCAGGCCTTTTTACAAGCATGATTGTCTTTGCGTCCAACGTAACACCTTCTGCAAAATTTGCTACCAAATGGGCATTTACATCATCACTCATCATAATAATGCCGCCGTTTTTCTTGAAACCTTTAACTATTTTGTTAAGCTGTTTCTTAGGCATAGGCTCTATTTTACCTTCGGTATGCTTTCTGTACATATTTCCACCACTTAATTTCATTATATCACTTTTACCAGATTTGTCAACATATTTCAACACTGCCTTCTGTTCGGGTAATAGGCTGTCTTTCCACTGATTATACGTCATATTTCCGTCGACTTTATAATTCTTACCCGTTACAGGGTCACGGGCAAGACGCGTGGACGGGTCTAAACCTGTCAATACAGTTGTACACCTGCAATTGGCGTGCAATGGCGGATAATTATCGCCTGCACGAGCTTCCGATACGGGTATTATCTCACCGTCAAGACCTCCGCAAAAATCGCAGGTGCGTTCATCAAACGACGCGACAAACTGATAATGCTCTATCCCTGCTTCCTTATATGCCTCAAGCTGACCCTCCGCCATAAAATGAGCTGTTTCAGTGCGTACAAGACGTTCAGTAATATACCGCTGACCTGTACCCTCAACAGATACATAATCAAGCAATTTATTAGCCATACGGTCTATGCTGTGTCCTGCGGTAATTCCGTCCGTTATAGTGCGCTGTACCTTTTCTGTAAACTGCCGGTTGTTATTCCATACACGCTGTGAATAGTTTGAACCGAGCCACTTTGCCGACAGAGCCTTATCAATGGCTTTTTTCGGCAAAATCGAAAAATTTATACCGGCATTAAAACCTTTTGCGATATTATATATATTGGAATAATACGAACGCTGAAAAGTGTCTGAGTGTAAAGCCTTATGCTGTGCCATTTCCGTATTTTGCGCGCGCATAAGATGATTATATACATTGAGCTTCAAAGCCTCTAACCGTGTCATTCTCGCGCCGTATGCCTGACGGTTTATTTTAAGCGCAATATCCTTTTTAGCTCTTTCGTTCTCAGTTTCATCATAAAGCCTTATAAGGTCTTTATATTGCTGTCGGCTTTCCGCCTCATTAAGCAATTTTTCCGCTTCGTCCTCTGTTATTGCGCTTGCTTTAGATAAACCGCGTACAACGGCTTTCATATCTGCATTTATGTGCTTTATCGCCTCAAGATACGCGTCCTGTATTGCCTTGATTGCAGGTTCTGCATTTTCCTGTATCGCCTGTTCAAGCTGTACGGCGCGGTCTGTCCAGTACTTTTTATTCGGTACGTTCATTTGTCTTTATCGGCTTGCCGTAATCTCGGTAATCCATTGCGTCCATTGCCGCGCGCTGATTTTCCGCCTGCTCCTTTTTCGCAAGCTTCGCCTCTTCTTTTGCGTCACCTACAAAGGATAACTGGTCTAACAATGTTTCATTTGAGGCAAGTCCCTGTAAATAGCTTATCATCTGCGCTACTTCAAGCTCATTTGCAGGAAGATTATAAGTGAATACAATATCAACCCTGTGCGTCGGCACTCCCTGCATACTGCCTTTAAGCGCAAGAAACGTATTATAAAGCTCAAAACGCTTACGCAGTGATTTTGCGAAAATACGCTCTTTATTTTTTATATGCTGCTCAAAGGCCAGCAGTTTATATTTAATTGCTACACCTGACAAATTATTACCAAAGCTTTCGTCCGACAAGTCTGGAACCATTGCGAAACGGTGTATGTCGTCTTTGATGTCGTCGCGCAGTACCTTTATATCGCTTTCTGTAAGCACCTTTGAAAGATACTCCGCCGCCGCATTATCATAGCCCATTAAAATGCGTTCCTCGCGGAGCTTTTGTGCCTGCTCAGTATCAATATCACAGTTTCGTAAAAATAAAAATGCGTCAACAAACTGTTCTTTATCGTTTACGCGGTCAGACTGAAGCAAATTATACGCGTCTATAAGCGGAATAAGCTGTTCAAAATCTCCCTGTTTCTCCTCATTGTTACGGTATTCTATCAGCGGTACTTCTCCAAAATAATGGGTCTGCTTGCTGTCTAAATCCATACGCAGCCAACTATCTGCATTACCTCTGTATAAGTATATATCATTATTGTCAAACACCTGACATTCAACGCCGCGGCAGTTTCCGTCAAGGTCATAACGCTTGTAATAATAAACACCGAACAACGGCTTTTCCTCCACAGACTGGGCATAACACACAAACGCATTCTGAGGGTTTAACTTCGTACTTCTGGGCTTTGACTGTCCGTCTGCATATATAAGCTCATACGCACAGCCGTATATGCTCATATCCTTTATAAGCGAACTGTCCAGACTTGAAATACCCTGTTCAAGATACACATTTTTAAGCGTCTCTATGTCGTATTCCTCGGAGGCTGAATATGTAACAGGATTTCCTGTAAGATAGCTCTGCGACATATCCGTTATATATTTAGCGTGATTTGCTGTTATTTTATTGTTCGCCGTTCCCTCCGCCGCCTTGCGTCGGTTTATAATACCATGCCTGCCGATATAATAATTGTATAGCTTGTTATACCTCTCGTTTGACACTTCGTGCTTTTCAATCAGCTTTGCAAGTAACTGCGGCGTTATTCCGCCTGCAATTAATTCTTCATCAATTATCATATACCTAATTCCCTCCTGTCGTACACTTTTACTTTCCTGTTGCTTATTTCGTCCTCCAGCGCATAACGCACCGCGTCAATTGTATGGTTATCCTTATCCGGATAATTATTTTTAAAGCCGTCGTTACCGTCGCTTTCAAGTTCATAATTATAAAATTCCCTTGCAGTATTGGGACAACGGACACTGTCAATAATAATTGTTTCAAGCGACTGTAAAAACTTAATACCGTATTCAATTGAATCAGGACCTTTACGCGCTCCTGCAACTCTGAATCCTATCTCTCTTAAATCCCGTATACTTTTAGGCTCCGCGCTGTCACATATAATTGTCTGGCTATAATTCGTCTTTTCCTTTATTTTTGCCGCTGCCTGTGCATTAGAAAGACCCACCTTGTATATTTCATCAAAAATAAACAGACGCTTGTATTTACTGTCATAATGCGCCACAACATATACGAACGGGTCTGTTGCATATCCAAAGTCAATACCGCGTTTAATCTTATCAAAACCTTGTATTTCCTTATCGGATATAGTTGTTAATGTGATATTGGTAAACACCTCTCCGCCTGTACCTGTCACCTCACCCAAATATTCGTGTGCATATGATTCGGGTTTTGTCTTTTTAAGATGTTCCGCCTCTGTAATAAAAGTTTCACCGAGCCAGTCAGCAGGCACACTTAAATATGTGCTGTGATGCACTGCCGATAAAGCGTTATTCTTCCTGTCGCTCTGTATTTTTGCTGTTTCGGCATTAACCCAGTTACGCTGTGATTTTGGCGGATTGTAAGAATAAAATACATTAAAGACGTTACCGCCGCGCATAAGCGATTGATTTATTGTACGTATTTCTGTAATGCCCGAAAATTCGTCTGTTTCCTCATACCAGATATAGCGTATGTAGCCTTTATGTACTTTTGTTGATTTCAGCTTGCGTGGCTTGTCCGCGCCGCGAAATAATATCCTTTGACCTGTCGGACTATAAATCAGCTCAAGCGGACTTAGCTTTACCTGCCATTTATGCGATACTCCAAGCTTATCAATCGCCCATACAAGCTGCTCATATACACTGTCTTTAAGGTATACCCCAACCTTGCGTATCGCTACTGCGTTAGCGTCAGGGTTTTTCATCATTCCAAGTATTATTTCAATGCTTACAAATGATGATTTTGTTGAACCTCTGCCGCCGTTTAACCAGTAATGTGTATACTTGTTGTCTTTAATATCCCCGTGCAGCGTATAAAATGACGGTGCGATTATGTCAGTCAGCTTTGCCATCGCTTTCACCTCTCGGAATGTCGTCTATAATCTGTACAACACCTTCAGCATTAACATTTATATTACTGTCAGGAGCATACCCCGCACGGTCAAGAACATCTTTTGCAACCATAGCCGCCGCATTGTCATTCCTGCTTTTTGTAAGTATGCGTTCCTGTCTTTCGAGAGCAGTATCAACCATTCTGCTTATCCTTCGTTTTGTACGTCTTTCAATTTCGTTAAGCTGTTCGTTATATTCCTGTTCAAAATCAGCGTCCTTACGCCAATTATAAAGCGTCTGTCGGGTAGTTTTTACATTTTGCGCAATTTCATCAATGCTCAATTCCCCTTCAATCAGCAATTCTATTGCTGTTCTGTGTCTTTTAGTCAGTTTCATATTGCCCTCCTTTCGTAAAGAAATGTCAAATTGTTTAAAATTTTAATTCTTATACTTATTCGCGCGCGCAGGCGCGCGAAACAAGTAAACTAAAGTAAACCTTATATACATATCAAAAACAGACACCCATACTTGTGAATGTCTGTCTTTTAATCTCCGTACCTCTGTCCCCACCAACAATATATGTTGAGATATTTCCCATTGCCTCACGGCAATACACCTACGGCTAAAACAAAACCGCAATCAGCTCACCTTACGAGCTTATTACTCTATTATAAATTTTAACACTTATTTTTCGGCATTTTCGGCACTTTCGAATCTTTTTAAATATTTATTATGCTTTCTTCTGGGATAACTCTCATCATAATGCCTTATCTTAAACGCAATCCACTGCCACGAAGGTTTAACTCTACCGTCTATGTACCGATATGTAAATATCCGTCTTGTGATACTGTCAGGAATGTTATGTACAAAACATTCTATTTCTCTCTTCTGACGCTCTAATCTCTGTATAAGCAGCATATCACGCTTACTGCGCTCTGTTTCCTCCACTCCTCCTACAGATATGCAGTGCTTTACATACGGAAACTCACTGTCCGAACCTGTAACAGTACCGTGTACTGTATTTTTATTTAGCCTGTCCCGTATTTCGTCAATCTCCGCTGCAATACTGCGGTACTGTTCAAGTTCTGCTTTTGTCAATGGTTATTCCTCCCATCCCAATAATTACAGGTGTGCGTCCTTGTATCATCTTGCCATAAGTAAAATGTTTTATACGGACATTTCGCATATATGCCACTTATGCCATCATTTATTATTTCAAGATGTTTACACTCATCACAAGCTTTATCCATTCTTATTTCTCCTTTCTGTAATCCTTTATAATCTTACATATCATTTCATACGATACTTCGATTCCCTCTGTATTAGCTATCTGCTTACGCGTCTTACCGCTTTTGAATAACTGTATAATCTGTTCTTTTTCATACGACGTTGTACGGTGATTTTGACGTATTGGTACTTCCTTTTGCTTTTCCTTGCGAAACTGAGCTACCGCGTCATTCCAAGCCTTTTTCCAACAACCGTCATTGTTGCATATCTGTAATGCACTGTTGGTTGTAGCTCTGTATTCCACTCCGCATATTCTGCATATTGCCATTATGTATCATTCCTCCAATCTTTCAAATTCAATAACCCATACAAACGGGTTTGCGTCCCAGCCATAACGGTCAAGGTTGGCTTTCTTTATGGTGCCGTTCCATAGCTCTGTAAATGCATTAAGTAGCCTGCAATTATCATCTTTGATGAAATCCTTACAATCCCCATTGACGTGCGTACATCTGCAACAAGACTCATATAAGCCCTGTATAAATCCTCCTCAATAGTCGTATTAAAATTGGTAAGCACATACGCTTTTAGCTTTCTGATGGGGAGATTTAATTCCGCTTGCACATACCTAAATTTATCACGCAAATCGTTCTTTGGATTGTCCCACGCAAAATGTATACAGTCTATTTTCATGCGCTTAATTAACTCAATATTTTTGTGATTTACAAGACGCACATCAAACCCTTGTGTAACATCTATCTTTGCTTTGCTGTCAATCAACTGTTGTAATAAGTCCATATGTTCTTTACAAGCGAGTAAATTTGGGTCAAGCAGTTTTATCACTTTTTGCCCGTTCCAAAATTGGTCGAGGTCTGCCACTTTACGGCTACATAACCCCTCTTTTTTACTTACAATGCAGAACCCGCAGTTACGAGGACAACCGCGTGTAAGAAAACCATACGCCCCCTTATGTTCGGGGTAAAGACCGTAATCGGGATATATATTCTCAATCTCCGCAGGGAGCTTGTTATCAAGTCCGTACCCCGTACCTCCGCGCTGGATTTCATCAGCATTTACACAATACTCAAAATCTGGCGTGCATGTAAAAACCTTTGACATATACACCTTGTCATAATGCTCAAACAGATTTACCCATTCAACAGTGTCGCCTATTCTCTTATGGTACGCTGATATTTTCATCAACGGCAAATTCGGAAAATTGTGTCCATCAACATCTATAAGCCCGATTTTCATATTAGCTCCTCTACATAGCACCAATTCTGCGGCGGACGCTGTACTAGATTTAAACAATATGTATCATAAGAAATTCCTTCTAAATTTTCCGCTGTTTCTACCCATTCAGGATATTTTATGTATCCATATTGGCAACCTTCACAATAACAATATTTATCAACACACGATTTATAAAACTCACTTAATTCTTTTGGCTTATCGTATATTACAAGGTCGGATATGTGCCAAGCGTAACCCGATATTCCTGTGCCAATATAATTATTTATATTATTAAGGGTTAAACAACTCTCCGCTTCTATATCAAAAGGCATTGAGGATATTATGCTATCCGAAAAAACTCTAAATTTATTTATATTATCACATACAAACTCGCCTATGACCTTGCCATTATATACGTCAAATATCCTCTCTGCTTCTTTTCGCGAATAACCACTTGTCGTTACAAGATTTTCTTCTATATAATTTGGAACAGGACTACCGTATACAAGAGGCGCATCGCCTTTTGTACAATAAATATACACTTTAAACGGCACATCTATTTTCGGGCGGTTCTTGCGTATTTCCACCGTCTTTTTACCGCTTGCGATTAACTCGCAAAATTTAGGCTTTATGCTTAGTAATACTGCTTTCTTGCTCATTCTGTCTCCTCCATCAATTCGGGATTGTCGTGGATATTGCCGATAACCTCCATATTTGACATACTGTCACACCAAAAAGGTAAATCTTCTCTTAGTGTTCGTCCTGTAGAATTATTTTTTTGCCAATCTATAATATATCCACAAGGGTTATGACTACG